GCTTTATGTCGCGAATTACTAGGTTTGATTCGATCAAAATTTCAGACAGTTCCTATTCCTAATGCCGATCTTACGTTAAATGGTGAAGCTTTAGTGACACAAGGGCGAGAAGACAAAGAAAAGTTAACGACTCAAATGAAAGAGTTTTTAGCAAACTTAACTCATACTAAGATGCTTGAAAATGATGCTTTAGCTGCAGAAAATCTTAATAAACAGTTAAAGTATATTCCAATGCCTCTCGGTAAAGGAATCGTTATTGGGTAATATGCGGTTTATTACTTCTGAGGTATGAAAGGATAGAACATGGCACGTTTATTCATAACTCAGCGAGAAATGAATTTTATTTCTGACATAACAAAAGAAATCATAAAAGATGTTATAGGTCAAAGGATTTATTATTATCCTATCTCAGAAATAAAGACAAAATCTCATGCAATATATGACGAAGCGTTGCAAAAGATTTTTGACACGCCTATAATGATAGATGTTATCGTTAATAATGAATTTCAAGTTGAAACCAAAATTGACAAATTTGGCATTGACGCCGGCTTTAATTTAGAAGTCTACATACAGCATAGAGACATGGTCGACAAAGGAATAAATCCTGGGATTGGAGATTATTTTTCTTTTAGTGACATTTTCTATGAAATAACAGAATATAAATACATGCGTAATATTTACGGTCAACCTGAAAACATTGATGGCGTAAGGTTGGTTGGAATTAGAGTTCGTGAGAGTCAATTCAAGGCCTTATTGGCCGGACCTCTTGGAATTGAATATACTGATCCAAGCGATCTACGTCATAAATTCTTTCAGCAACGAGGATTTGCTGAAAACGCAGAAGGAAAGACAGCCGATTCTCGTGATCTTGTCAAACGTGGGGTTTTGGATTTACCTGCTGAAGGTCCTCGTGAAGTATCTCCATCTGGAGATGAAACGGGCGCCGGATCCGCTTTTTACGATGAGGATTGATTATGGCAACTCGTTATAATTCAAAAAGTTTATCACGATTTGGTGTTGTAGGAATCAATGCAACAACGCATCAAGGTACCCCTGATTTAACGATTCCGCCTGTTGGTATTGAAGACGTTGATACATCTATTTTTAAGTTGTTTGAAAAAGAAATATTGCTACAAGTAAGTGGCGAAAATTCAAGTCCTAAAAAAGTGCCTGTTATTTTTGCTGCAGGGGAAAAGTGGGCCTTGTTAAAGAAAAAACGAGCGCTTAGAGATAGGAATAATTCCTTGATTCTTCCGCTCGTGACTATAGCCAGAAATTCAGTTTCTCAAGATATGGGAGAAGATATAACGGGTAGAGGAATTAATCAACAAACTGGTGAAATCGTTATTAGACGAAGACTGGACAAATCTGATAGAGGATATCAAAATTTAATAAACAGATATCTTCTTCGCAATCAAAAAAATGTGGCGACAAATCCATCTTTAGAACATGTTCAAGGACAAATATTGACTGACAAACAAGTCGGAGAAGATAAAGATACCTCTGCTGCCATTGATGGCGCATGGTTAGCTGACATTAAACATAAAAACATATATGAGACGATAGTCATTCCAACACCTCAGTTTTGTACTGTGAATTATGAAATAACTATGTGGACGCAGTACACACAACACATGAATCAGTTGCTAGAACAAGTGATATCTTCTTTTTTACCTCAAGGTAATGCATGGAAGTTAGATACGCCAAAAGGATACTGGTTCATTGCAACAGTTGATAACAATTCTTATGACCCAGAGAACAATGTTGATAACATGTATCAAGAAGAGAGAATTATCAAATATAAGTTTTCTGTTAATGTAAAAGCTTATATTTTTGCTTCACAACATCCTGGCATTGGAGTTCCTATAAAGAGGTATGTGTCTTCACCTATTATAACATTTGATACAGGACTTGATCCTAATGTACAAATAGATTCTGGCGTTTCAATTGTGGGTGATCCTTTCTTAGGGTCTGATGATCCAACGTTACCATTGAGTGATACAAAAAGCAATCGAGTTGATCAACGTCGCTCTGGAACTACGTTGTATGATCCTCATGTGGATATGATGGTGTCAGCCGATCCTGCGTTGGCTTCAAGAAATGTGCAACAAAACAAACCTTTATATACTAAAATCATTTCTCAAAATGCGCATGGACAAACTTTAGAAAAGTTTGCAAGAGTATATAAAGTAAATAAAGCATCCGGAGAGACAGTAATAAAATTAGCTTCTGAGATTGATTCAAAACCGTCGCCTGATGCAGCAGAATCGTTATTGGGAGGATTGACATACGATTTAGTCAATGATATTTAGTCAGAAATTTTCATTATCTGATTTCCTTGTGTGGCATTTCATTAAAGTTTTTTGTTTTTTACAAATTTTTTAGATACTTATAGAAAAGTTTGTATGTCGTTTTGACGAGGGAGCAGGATAATGGCTGAGCAAGTGTTTAGGTCTCCTAATTTTTTTGAGCGTGAAATTGAATTAATGGCGCCGCCTCCGGTAGGTCCGGTAGGCGTACCAGCTGGCGTAATTGGGACAGCAAATAAAGGTCCAGCTTTCGTGCCGGTTTCTGTTGCAACTTTTAATGAATTTGTCAGCTATTTTGGAAATTTAGATCCCAAAAAATTTGGTCCGTATGCTGTTAACGAATTTTTGAAAAACAGAACGGCTTTAACGTACATGCGCGTTCTCGGTGGCGGAGCCAATATTTCTATTGATGATATTGAAAATACTCTCGTAACCGGCCGCGTCAAGAATGCAGGATTTAAGCTTGAAGGTACTACATTAGATGCCGGTGCTGATTCTAATGGCCGCGCAGTTGGTGGAGTTCAGTTTATTGTAGCTGATCATACGCTACAATCAAATGAAGCATGGGGTATGCCCATGTTTACGGACAATAATTCTAGATCGCAATCTCAGAATGTTAGTCTTGTGCGCGGTGTCGTTCTTATGGCCTCCGGCGCTAGAATGTTAGTTTTGAATGGCGACGAGCAGATTGGATCAAAATTTGCTGGTGCTGTTTCGCAGGACGACTCGGCTTTAGTTAAAGGTGGAAAGATAAAACTTGTTATATCTTCGGCTTTAGGTTCTGATTTTTCTTTTGATGATAAAGCTGGGGGCATTAAAGTTTATACAGCATCATTGAATCCAGGTAATTCTGACTATTTTGGTAAAATATTGAATCGTGATCCTGAAAAATTTGAGCAATATCAACATCTTCTTTATTCTGATTTTGCAGTTGATGATGAAGTTGCAACTGTCCTTGAAAATGATTACGTCGCAATTCTTTCAGGATCTTCATTAACAAGCAACGTTTCTGGTGAACCATCAACACCTTTCCAAAAGTCATTTGGAGCGTTTGATGCTAGGTTTTCTTCACCAAAAACTTCATATTTTATTTCGCAACCTTTTGGAGCTTCCGAATATGATTTATTTGCCGTCGAATCGTTAGACGATGGTGAATACGCAAACAGCCTTTATAAAATATCGATATCAAATCTTAAAGTTTCTGAAAATGATGCTTATGAATACGGCACATTCAATCTTCAAATTCGTGATTGGAACGATACCGATATTACTCCTAGAGTTCTTGAAGAATTTGTCAACTGTACTTTAGATCCAGATTCTAGTAACTACGTTGCAAAGCTCGTCGGTGATCGTAAAGTTACATATGATTTTGATCAAGAAGTTTCTACAGAACGTAGAATAGTAACAACAGGCAAATATAACAACGTTTCAAAGCTAGTTAGAGTTATAATGTCTTCAGACGTTGAGAACAAAAAAGTTCCAGCAAAATCTTTGCCTTTTGGGTTTAGAGGAATCGAAGTTATTAAAACAAACGACACGTTAACAGATGCGGCTACTTTGCGACCTCGTTTGTCTGGATTGTTTGCAGGGTCGTCAGATTCCATACTTTCTCAATCAATCGTTCCGCCCATTCCTTTCCGCTTTAAGGTTACAAAAGGATCAATTGGAGCAAATCCTCCTTGGGAAGGTTCTCCTGGTTCTCATGAAATCGCTGCCCCTCAGTTTTATTGGGGCGTTAAATTTGAACGCAATAATTCTCCATTAAACGCCAATCTTTCTGAAGAAAAAAATCCTCTTCTTGAAAGCTTTACAAAGTTTCCTGGTATCGAGAAACTAGACGTTTTAGTCACAGGTTCTGGTGCCGACGCGTTTAATAACAACAAATTTAGTTTGTCAAAGGTTGCACTTTCAGCTACATCAATTGATGGATTAACTGGTAGCGTCCGCGCTCACATGCGCGAAGCTGCTTATATTAGAAATGCAAAAGTTGATCCTTCTACTTACACGATACGTGATAACGTGCTAGGAAACCGCGTAACGTTGGCTTCTTTGTTGTCAAATGGCGCACCATATCAGTTTAATAAATTCTCTTCTTTTGCTAAGTTTACGACATTTATGTATGGAGGGTTTGATGGGTTAAACATCCTAGATTCTTCTGCAAAGAGAATGAATGATAGAGCGACATCTTTTGAAACCCCAGACGGCGGCGCATCAATCACATACACTTCCCCAGGATTATTAACAAACATAGCAGGCATCGGCGTTAATAATAATGCCGTGAATTCTTATATTACTGCTATTGATGTTATGACCGATCCTTTACAAACAAACATAAACTTATTGGCAATACCTGGTATTAGAGAAGATTATATAACCAACTACACCAGCAAAAAAGTTAGAGATTATGGGTTAGCAATGTATATCATGGATATCCCTAATTACGATGACAATGATGATCGTATTTATGATGATTCCACAAAAAGAATTAATATAGAGAACACCGCGGCAACTCTTGATGATAGAAATTTTGACAACAATTATGTTGCGACTTATTTTCCTAATGTGTATGTCAACGATACTGTAAATAGCAGATATGTAAAAGTCCCAGCTTCAGTTGCTGCCTTAGGTGCTTTAGGATTTAATGACAAAGCTGCATATCCATGGTTTGCGCCGGCTGGATTTAATCGAGCTTCATTAGATTTTGTTAATAACGTTGAAGTAAGACTTAACGTTTCTGATAGAGATCGTTTGTATGATTCGCGCATTAATCCGATTGCAACATTCCCTCGTTTAGGATTCGTAATCTATGGTCAAAAGACGTTACAAATCAGAAAATCAGCTTTGGATCGTGTAAACGTTCGCAGACTTCTCTTAGAGGTCAAGAGAATTATCATTGGAATAGCAAACAAGATAATCTTTGAGCAGAACACACCAGCGGTCCGCAATAAATTTGTTGCAGATTCTATCTTGCAGCTTGGATTAATCCAAACGCAAGCAGGTATTGAAGCTTATCAAGTTATCATGAATGAGACCAATAACACACAAGAAGATATTGATCTAAACAGACTAAACGGCAGAATCGTCGTGGTACCAACAAGAGCTATCGAGTTTATTGCCATCGACTTTATCGTAACAAATGCCGGAGTCCAATTTGTTTGATGTAAACAGTAATAGTCTTATATTTATCATGCAAAAAGCGTAGGAGCGTTATAAATGGCAAAGCTCAAGTTTGGAAGTGCAGGAATAACATCTAGAGAAATCGACTTAACGGGTCCAACGTCTGTTGAACCGACAGGCATTCCTGCTGGTATTATAGGAACTTCTGTTAAAGGTCCAGCATTCGTACCATTGACTTATGGTACTTTAAAAGATTTCTTTGCTAAGTTTGGCGAGAGCGATTCAAAAAAGTTTGGTCCTCTTGCTGTTGCTGAATGGATGCGCCGAGCGACATCTGTTACGTACTTGAAAGTTTTAGGCGTCGGAGATGGCAAGAAAAGAATTGAATCGGGTCCAACGGCCGGCGATGTTAATAATGCTGGATTTACCGTCGGCGAAGAGCAGCCACAAGATGACGGAATGATAGCCCCGAATCCGTACGCAAATTTTGGTGGCCCATTAGGCAGAACTTATTTCCTCGGATGTTTTATGTCAGAATCCGCGGGATCAACTGTTTTTAGCTCAGCAGGCCTACAAGGAACAGGCAGCATTAATGGATTAGGAATAAACACAGCCGTACCAATCGTTAGAGGTATCTTAATGGCACCATCAGGCGTCATTCTTAGATTATCTGCTTCACATGGTAATGACAGTGCTAAACCTGTATCTTCTTTAGTAGCGTCTGATGCTGCTGCAAAAGGCGTTTCATTAGGATCTTTAGTTTTAAACTCTAACGGCTCTGCAAAACAAGAATTTACGTTATTGTTAAATGGTCACAAAAGTACAGCAGCTTATCCAAACGTTTTAACTGCTTCTTTTGATGTAACATCGGCAAATTATATAACAAAAGTTCTTAACGTAGATCCTTATAAGGTCGAAGATGCTGGCCATTATTTAGCCGCTCATTGGGATATACATCCAATCGTAGCAAATGTAACAGGCGTAGGCGTTGTTTCCGAAGCACCAGTTAATGGAAGTGAACGTTCTGTTTTCTTGTTAACATCTTCTTTAAATCGTGACACAGGGTCTGATGTAGTTCCTAATTTTGAAGCTTTCCGTGATAGGTTTTCAAACGCTTTTACGCCATGGGTTATATCGCAAAAATTCGGTGGTAAGCCATATAATCTCTTTAAACTTCATGCTTTAGATTCTGGTCACGGAATTGCGAATAAGTTTAAAATTTCGATATCTAACCTTGTTCCTTCCAGCGATCAAACATACAAGTATGGTTCGTTTAACGTAGCCATTAGAGCGATAGATGACACTGATATCGACATTAAAATTTTAGAGAGTTTTAACGGCGTAACGTTAGATCCTTCTTCTGATAGGTACATAGCTAAGGTCATTGGTGATATAAACGCTTATTATGATTTTGATAGAGACGATCCAAGTCAGAAATTAGTCATTGAAGGAAATTACTCGCTACGTTCTCGTTACGTTAGAGTTGAAATTTCAAATGAAGTCGCTGACATGGCCGTTGATCCTACGGCTTTGCCAATGGGATTCCGAGGCATTTCGCATCTTATTACTTCTGGTTCCGCCCCGCTAGCTGCCCTCGGCGGAAATGATGCGTCAGCTTTAAGTCATCCTGCATTTACTCAAAATACGGTAGAAAAACCCCTTCCTTTCCGCGATACCATTAATGATGGTTCAGGTCATCAGACACAGGTAAATAACAAATACTATTGGGGAACCAGATTTGAACACTTAACATCGTTGAGCGAACAAAACAGCTCTGTACTTCGTGATAAATCGATGGATTACTTCGCAAGTTATTTCCCCAACAATTCTACCATCAATGTTAATTTTACTGTTGGTGATAATCATGGTGCTGCAGATACACCTGAATTAGGCATTATTGATTCTGATAAGTTCTGTAATAATTTCTTTACTCTTGAAAACATAAAGATTGTTACAGGTTCTAACGGAACTGTTCTACAAAACAGTGAGTGGAAAAAAGCAATCTACGTTAGAAAAGGAGGCATTGTTCTTGACGATGTCTCCAAGACTCGTGCTGTTAACGTAGACGATCTTAAGTTCTCGCAGAATCGGAAATTCTTAAAGTTCTCTTTCATTATGCAGGGAGGATTTGATGGCGTTAATATCTTTAACGAAAATGAACAAGAGATTAACAACGCCGCTGTTACTGCAGACATGGGTGATACGGCTCGTGGATTAGAAAAAGGGCCTAACGTTTCTTCATATCTTAAAGCATTGGAAGTTATGAAGAACACAACAAACGTTGATATTCAACTTCTTGCAATACCTGGCATTAGAACACCAATAGTTACTGATGCAGGCATTGCAGCTACTGAAGAGAGATTCGACGCTCTATACATTATGGACATCGAACAAGTTGATAAAGATGGAAATTTGATCGATATTTCTACAACTGTCAAACCTTCTGTTACTGAAACAGTAGCTCAGCATAAAGCGCGCACGTTAAACACATCTTTTGCTGCAACATATTTCCCAGACGTATTAATACAAGATCCTTCGCTTCCATCCAACAAGGTTGTAGTTCCTCCTTCGGTCGCAGTAATGGGTGCGTTATCTCTTAATGATGCCTTGGGATATCCATGGTTTGCGCCGGCCGGTGTAACGCGTGGCGATCTACCCTCGACGTTAGAAACAAGCATTCAACTTAAAGAAGAAGATCTTGACATTCTTTACGATGAAAACGTTAATCCTCTTTATGCTCAAATTGCGTCAACAAAGGGCGGTCTTAACGCGAAGGGTGGCGTAGTTGTTTGGGGTCAAAAGACAATGCTACAAGCTGCTTCTGCGCTAGACAGAATCAATGTCCGTCGCCTTCTCATTGACGTACGTCGACAAGTTCGTGAGATTGCGCAGACGATCATATTTGAACCAAATCGTGAAGCAACTCTTGCACGATTCACTGCAGCTGTCACTCCTCGTTTGCAGAGAATTCAAGCTCTCGCAGGTCTAGAGAGATTCAGGGTTATCATCGATTCTTCAACAACAACACAAGCCGACGTTGAAAACAACACGGTTAGAGGGAAGATATTCCTACAACCCACAAAGACAATCGAGTTTGTCAGCCTTGACTTCGTTGTTGCTAATAACCTACAATCGGTATCTTGATGTTGCAATAAATAGATGACCTAAAAGGTCATTGAAATAAAGAAAAAATATTTATGGCCTTCCAGGGATCTTAAATGAGCCTTTGGAGGCCATTTTGTTTAACAATATCAGTCACCTGTCTTTAATGACGTTATAGTTATGCAGTGTAAAGAGTACATCATAGATGGCAAAGTTTGAATTTAACAGCGCCGGTGTATCGGCACAAGAAGCAGGATTTGTCGGGCCTATAAGAAGGCAACCCGTAGGTATTCCAGCTGGAATAATAGGGACTTCAACAAAAGGACCAGCATTCGTTCCTCTTACGTTGGGATCAATGGCTGATTTTACCACAAAATTTGGAGATCCTAACATATTTCAAAACCCCAGTTCAGATCAAGAGAGAGAAACGACATATGGTCCATTAGCTGTTGCAGAATGGATGAATAACGCTAACGCTGTAACCTTTGTTAGAGTTCTTGGAATCGGTGATGGCCAGCGTAACATCATTTCAGGTTCAAACTCTGGGTATGTAAAGAACGCCGGCTTTACCGTTGGCGAAGAACAGCCAAATTATGATTTGTTGTCTGGCGCGATCGGCGCAAATCCGTTTGCAAATCTAGGAGGCATGTTAGGAAGAACATACTTTCTTGGATGTTTTATGTCAGAATCGAACAACTCTACAATCTTTAGTTCGGCAGGGTTACAAGGAACAGGCAGCGTTAATGGCATAGGAATTAATACCGCTGTTCCGATTATTCGTGGCATTTTAATGGCACCATCAGGAGTTATTCTTCGTTTGTCTTCTTCAGGAGGTGGATATGATTCTTCAGCGCCTCAGTCCTCATTGGTTGCATCAGACGTAACGGCACATGGAACAACGTTGGGATCGGTTAGGTTTGTCGGAAAAAACAGCGAATCTATTCAACAATTTGTTCTTCTTATGAATGGTCATAAGGGTATAAATAATTCTCCAAATTTTATAACAGCATCTTTTGACATGCAATCGCCCGATTATATAACTAGGGTTCTTAACATGTCAGCATCCCTGATACAAGAAAAAGGGCATTATCTTGCTGCATATTGGGATATTCATCCGTCTACTGCTATTCTAACAGGAGTAGGAATCGTTACTGCTGGTGCCTCGGCACCTGATGATTCAAATAGAGCTTTAAATACGGAAAGATCCGCGTTTATAATAACGTCATCTTTAACTCGTGATACGGGAAGCGAGACTGTTCCAAATTATGAAGCATTTCGTGATAGATTTTCGCACGCTTCTACACCATGGATAATATCTCAAAAAATTTCTGGTAAAAATATCAATCTATTTAAGCTCCACGCATTAGATGCTGGGGCTAATGTTTCCAACAAATATAAAATTATTGTTGATAATATCACTCCTCAGCCAGTTGGCAGCAATTATAAATACGGTTCTTTTGATATCACGATAAGAAGCATAGATGATAGAGAGCTAGATGCAACTGCCCCTCTTGAATCTTTTCAAAACGTAAATTTGGATCCTGCTTCAACAAACTATATCGCAAAATTGATAGGCGACATTCACGCTTATTTCGACTTTGACAGACAAATTGACAATCAAAAGTTTGTCATTGAAGGAAACTATCCTCTGATGTCAAACTTAGTGAGAGTAGAAGTTTCTGACGAAGTTTATAATGCAACTCTACCAGCAGAAGCTATTCCGATGGGATTCCGAGGTATTTCTCATCTAATTACTTCTGGCTCCGCACCGTTAGCTGCAATCGGCGGAAATGATGTAGCTGCCCTTTTAAATCCCCAATTTTTGAGAAATACAGTTACACCGCCGTTGCCTCTTGTTAACAACGTTATATGGAATCAGCCTCCTATACTTCTCATACCCAAAGTTAGATGGGGAATTAAGTTTGATCATACGTTAAATTTGCTGAACGAAAATTTTAATCCTCCATTTAATGAATCAATCAACAGCTTTGCCAAATACTTTCCAAACAATTCAACGATTAATACCAACTTTTCCGTCGTTGATGATAAAACTTCACAAGACAAAGACACTGTTGAATTAGGAATCGTAAATTCTGATAGATTTTGCAACAACATCTTTAGCCTAGAAAGAATAAAGATAGTCACTGGATCTAACGGCTTCGTTTTTCCTATTTCTAATTGGGCTTCTGCAATTTATGTTAGAGACGGAAATATCTCTATTAACGCCGCTGAAAAAACGAGACCTGTAAACGTTAATGATTTATTAGATAAGCCCAGCCAAAAGTTTCTATCGTTTCAATTAATGATGCAAGGCGGGTTTGACGGTGTTAACATCTTTGAAAAAAACGAATACAACATCACAAATGCAGCTGCAAGAGCAGACATGCTTGATTCTGCTCGTGGCAAAGCTTTAGGCCCAAATGTCATCCCTTACCTGAAAGCGTTAGAAATGTTAGGCAATCAAACAATTACTAACATACAACTTCTAGCGATCCCAGGAATTAGAGAACAAATCATAACCGACGCAGCCATTGCGACGGTCGAAGAAAGTTTCAACGCGATGTATGTGATGGATATTGAGCAGATCAATAATAACGGAGATTCTATAGAAATATCTACGTTACCGGGTGGCGCCTCACAGCCTTCGCTCGCTTCTACCATGGATCTTTTTTCATCTAGAATTTTAAACTCCAGTTTTGCCGCGGCATATTTTCCTGATGTTTTAATGAAAATTGATCCGCAAAAATATACGGTTGATAGCGTTATGGTTCCACCTTCTGTTGTTGTCATGGGCGCTTTATCTCTCAATGATAGTATTGGATATCCATGGTTTGCTCCTGCCGGTGTTAATCGTGGCGCTTTGAAATCTGCTATTGATGTGTCGATTGCATTGAAAGAAGCTGATACTGATTTGTTGTATTCAAATGACATCAATCCAATATGCAAGCTTAGCAACATTGGAGGTCAACAATCTTCTGGTATCATTATCTGGGGACAAAAGACGCTTCAACGTGCATCTTCAACGTTAGATCGAATTAATGTTAGACGGCTTTTAATAGAAATTAGACGTCAAGCTAGAGATATTGCATTGACTTTGTTATTCAATCCAAATCGTCCTGATACGTTGGCTCAATTCTCTGCGCAGATGAATAATAAATTATCAAAGATACAATCGCAACTAGGGTTACAGTCTTATAAAGTAATCGTTGATTCTTCTACAACATCACAAACAGACGTTGAAAACAATACTATCAGAGGTCTTATATACGTTCAACCACCTAAGACGTTAGAATTCGTAAAATTAGACTTTATTGTGTCGAATGGATTGACGCCAGCAATCTAACATTTACACAATCATTTCAAAAATGATGTTTTCACAACCCCAAATTTTTACGACTCCCGCACGCTCGGCGACTTGTATTTCAGTCAAGCCAGCTGAAGAATTTGCGCGATATTTGAAACGATTGAACCTACTTTCAAAATCAGTCCACCAAAATCGTGCCGGTGATCTGCCAGATTCAACAAATCCAGCGATCCTATAACCATCACCCTTTCCTCCTAAACGGCTGTCAACATATGTTACGATTTTATGATGACCATTTTCTTTCGCCCATTTTGTTGTTGTTTTTATGAGTCGGCTAAGGCCTCCTGGAACGTTGTATCCTAACGCAGGACAACATCTAGCAACTTCGATACCTTCATGCTTCTTATGAAAAGGTTTTCTAACGGACAAGGCGTAGACGATACTGTTTTCTCTATCTATTAATCCCCACGATATCATCGAGATCGTGTCACCATCTATGTGATTTAAATCAAAAAATGTTTTTCTTTCTTTTGATGTCAACAGCCTAACTGTACATTCTCGCGCGCCTATCATTTTTTGTGATAACCCTAGTCGAGATGCTATTGTTGACAATACTATGCTTCTCTTGTTGCGCCATTCGTCCTCAAAAATATGAATTAATTTGATTCCATTACTCACAGCCAATGTCGATTTATTGTTGTGATACGTCGGCGTCTTATTGACATGACTGTGCCAATACAACCCGTTATATTCAACGGCAACTTTTTTATCTTCAATAAAAATGTCTAGCTCTAATCCTCCCAATTCTTTTCTAGTATTTCTCAAGATGTCAACACCCATGGCTTCAATAGACTTTGCCAATTCTTCTTGTGCTATCGATCCCCCAGGAGAACAAATAAAACATCTACCATGTTGCAAACTGCGTAACGACCCTTGAAATGACTGCCCACATCCGGTACATTCAACTATAATTATTTTTTGTGCATCATTGATGTAGCTTTCTAAACCACCTATCACGCGCAATTGTCCGGATTTTTCTATTCTTTCGCATATTTCTTCTTGCGGCAGACGTTTTAATTGATCCAAGCGTTCTCTTATTTGACGTTGACGCATCGTCAACGATACTTTCTGCGCTAACATCATCACCCTTGGATCATCGGCTTTTGTTAATCCTTTTGCCCAAGGTGATATTTCGCCTGAAGCAAACATGTCTTTTAACTTTTTCTTTGTAGCTTCAATTCTTTTGTCACTAGCTGCTGATGAACCTTTGTTCCATATCATCAATTTTCCTGTTTCAAATGCCTTCGTCCGCCCAACAGCCGTCGCTTCGGCTCTTAATCTAATTCTATCATCATTTTCTTTAGTTCTACCCGCTGCCCATCCTTGACGACCTCTTAACAAACTTGCTCTTTTTTCTGCAATAAGTTCTGCTTCTGTATGAGGCAATACAGCGTAGATTGACCCGTTATGTCCATTAACGACGCTTGAATATCCTTTTGACCATCCGTTCCATTTTGTGTCTTTTCCACACCCACATCCACACTTCACCGGTCCTCCATTAATACGATCCCATAAGGCTTGCGAAGATGTTTCGTGGGATTCTTTGAGATGTCTCTCAAAAGTTGTCAATCGTTTTGAACAAAATTCATTGCACAAAGGACATATAATCGATTTTAATTCTTTGCTTTCAATGGTAGCCATCTGTTCTTGCTGTTCCCTACTTCAATTATATTTCGGTTGCACAAAAATGTGATGATAATTTGTCTACGCTTTTCAAATAGGAATATTTATCATTGTTCCTCTGTACATAGGAGATGAAGAAAAATGGCTGAAACTTTAGACGTTACATCAATGATTCCAAACAAATTCGAGCCCAAGCGCAAAAATCGTTGGGTTCTCATGATCGAAGGCATTGACGCCTACATCATTAAATCTGCGGCACGGCCTCAGGTAACAACTGAAGAGGTCGCCGTTCCATTCATTAACTCAACGCGTTACCTTGCCGGCAAAACGACTTTTGGACAAATGGCCGTGACTCTTCACGATCCCATCGCACCATCTGGCTCGCAACAAATCATGGAGTGGATTCGTCTCCACTTTGAGTCGGTGTCTGGTCGCTCTGGCTACGCTGACTTCTACAAACGTGATATACAGCTGAAAATGCTAGACCCAGTCGGTACCGTTATCGAGTTATGGGATATCAAAGGTGCTTTCATTCTCGATGCAAACTTCAATGAAGTTA